ACACGAGCAACTTGGTGTGATAAAGTTAAGCCCATACAAGTCAAAAATAGATATCATACGGGAATATGGTTTTCCTGTACTATCAAAAGAAACAGCCGCAAAAATAGAACTGCTTGCACACCCTACGGACAAGAACAAGACAGTTCGTCACGCTATCATAACGGGTGAAACGGGAGAGTATGGCGGTTTTCGCAAGCATACAAGAATGCAGCTTTCTCAGCGCTGGCTTGAACTGTTTGGCGGTTACGAAAATGAAAACGAGGGCGTTGACTACAAGATACCGCCGTTTAAGGTATCATCACAATGCTGTTTCTGGATGAAAGAAAAGCCGTGTGATGATTGGGCAAAGCAACACAAGAGCGTGCCGTTCTTAGGACTTATGGCAAGTGAGGGCGGCAGACGTGAAAAATCGCTAATGCTTAACGGCTGCAATTACTTTGGCAAAAGCACGATACGTTCAGCACCATTTGCCATATTTACAAGGCAGGACTTGCTACAACTTGCACTTGACCTGAATGTGCCTGTGCCTACAATCTATGGCGAGATAAAACGTGACTTTGACGGAAAGCTTTGCACAACAAAGGCTCAGCGTACAGGCTGCTCAATGTGCGGTTTCGGCATACATATGGAACAGCGCCCTCACCGATTTGACAGGCTTCGTGAAAGAAATGAAAAAGAGTGGGATTTCTGGATGAACAAGTGTTGTGAAGATGCTGACGGCACAAAGTACGGCTGGGGAAGAGTTCTTGACTATATCGGCGTTGAATGGCGTGACAGAGTATTTGACATGAAAAATAACCAGCTTAGCTTGTTGGATATCGAGGAGGCAAAAAAATGAAAACACATAATCTGAAACTTAACACAGAATTTTGTGGCGCTGTTCTGAGCGGTGAGAAAACTTTCGAGGTCAGAAAGAATGACAGAGGTTTTCAGACAGGAGATCTGATAAGATTTATACCGACTGACGGAACGTCTTATCGTAGCTCAGACGGCACAGTAAGAGAACACGCAAAACATGAGATATCAGAACATACATACAAGATAACATATATCCTCAACGGCTGGGGAATAAAGAACGGGTATGTTGTGTTGGGAATTAAGGAGTATAGACAAACTGAGGAGGTCAAGCGTGGAACATGGGAGAATACAAACACACCTAATCAGCTTAGATGCAGTAATTGTGAAATCATTCACTTTATAGCTCAGTATCCACACGGTGAGATAAATTACTGCCCTAACTGCGGAGCAAGAATGGACGGTGTTGCTAATGGCTGACCCTATGACCATGTCACGCCTGAAAGCCTACCGCAGGAACGCCTCAGCCATTGAGGACATCAAGGCAGAGCTTTCGGGCAAGTACGTTGCCGACAGTATCAGCGTGTGCACTCCGCCGTCCTACACACCACACAGCACACGCATAGACGGCTTTCTGCCAAACGGTGATACACTTTCACTGCTGTGCGAGCAGGCTCGGCTAGAGCGTGAGCAGAGGGCTGTGGAGGAGTTTATCAAGGGGATAGAAGATAGACAAATGAGGAAGATATTTGTACTCAGGTTTGTAAAAGGCTTTACTTGGATACAGATAGGACACAAGGTCGGAGGCACGGCGGACGGCTGTAGAATGGCGGTCAAAAGATTTTTGCAAAATGCTTAAACTTGTTCGCTCTGTTCGTTTTACCTATGTTATAATTTAAACTGAGGAAAGTGTAGATGTACCTCAGACTTGTACTTTCATTGAAGTCACCTCCAATTTTCTAAGCCCCGTAAGGGGCTATGCAGGTCGAGAGCGTGCCAGCTTAACATCTGCTCCACCATTTACAAAACTCCTTATAATATTTTCACAAGGGCGGCTGCATTTTGCGGTCGCTTTTGCGTTGAGAAGGTGACCTTATGCCAATATCAAGACCAGACCGAAGCGGTTCACATCAACAGCAGTTCCGTATCAACAAGAAGAAGATATACGCTACCCAAACAGTTTGCGGTATCTGCGGTAAGCCTGTTGATTTTTCGCTGAAATATCCGCACCCACTGTCAGCCTGCATAGATCACATTATACCCATTGCAAAAGGCGGTCATCCTTCGGACATTTCAAACTTGCAGTTGGCACATTGGTGCTGTAATCGTCAGAAATCTGACAAACTGGTGGAAAAACAGGTGTTTGACCAGTCTCTTGACCTGATTTCCAACCGAATTTTACCACAATGCTACGATTGGAAGAATTTTTAACAAATTATTGACAATATGGGGGGTATGCCCCCTTTTGAGGTCAAAAATGACCTTCACCGCCGCACTGCTTATATTTCTCGCAGAGTTGAAATAATTGGAAAGGATATACAAGATGAGCGAATACAAAGGCATGGCATATTTGAAAAAGAAGCTTTCATCAAAGGCTTCGAGGGTCAATGTGCGCTATGACTACTATCACATGAAGAACGGCCTTACTGACATGGGCAAAATGATACCACCAAGCTATAACTGGATGCGTCCTGTACTAGGCTGGTGTGCAAAGGCTGTTGATACCCTTGCAGACAGAATAGTATTTGACAGCTTCGAGGACAACACTTTCTACGTCAACGAGATATTTGACAACAATAATCGTGACGTGTTCTTTGATTCAGCCATTCTCTCAGCGTTGGTATCCTCTTGTTGTTTTGTGTATATCTCAGCTGATGAAACAGGCTATCCACGCTTGCAGGTCATTGACGGCAGTAACGCTACTGGCATTATCGACCCTATCACAAATATGCTCCGTGAGGGCTATGCAGTGCTTGACAGGGATAACAATTTCAACCCCACTATCGAAGCCTACTTCACAGCCGAACAGACAGAGATATATCGCAGAGGCTATGATGTTGAGATCTATGACAATCCTGCACCTTACCCTCTGCTTGTGCCTATCATATACCGCCCTGACGCCGTTCGTCCTTTCGGTCACAGCAGGATATCAAGGGCGTGTATGGAGCTTGTGCAGGAGGCTATGAGAACGCTCAGGCGGTCGGAAGTATCAGCCGAGTTTTACAGTTTCCCACAAAAATATATACTTGGTCTTTCGGATGATGCCGAAAAAATGGACAAGTGGGGTGCAACAATGTCCTCACTGCTGACTATCACCAAAGATGATGACGGCGGCAATCCTACTGTCGGACAGTTTCAGCAGCAATCCATGTCACCATACTCTGAGCAGCTTAAATCTATAGCTTCGTTGTTCGCCGGAGAAACAGGGCTGACCCTTGATGACTTGGGCTTTGCAACGTCCAACCCTGCCAGCTGTGAAGCGATCAGAGCGGCACACGAAAATCTTAGGCTTACCGCACGCAAGGCTCAGAGAACGTTTGGCAGTGGTTTCCTTAACGTGGCTTATCTTGCCGCCTGCGTTCGTGATAACACAGCCTATATGCGCTATGCTTTCAGTGACATCAAACCGCAGTGGCTTCCCATTTTTGAACCTGATTCTGCGGCACTCTCAGGCGTGGGTGACGCTATTTTGAAAATTAATCAGGCTGTTCCTGACTATCTGGGTGCAAAGGGTATCCGTCAGCTCACAGGCATAGAGGGCGAAAACAATGGCTGATATCGGTGCAGAACTGCTTGAAAAAATTCGTGCCGAGTTTCAAAAATCGTGCAAGGCTGATAAATACATTCAATCGGTTTTAAAGAAAATAGAGGGCGGCACTGCGAAAATGGAAGAAGTTGCCCTGCTATCGAAACAGCTCGGATTTAGAGTCTCTCAGGCTATCGGTGCACACGTCAACGTAGCGGCATTACCTGATGGCAAGATGTACTACAACATTGCCGATACCATACTCACGGGCGTGCTCAAGGACAACTACAATGTTATAAACTCCGCTGCCGCAGAATGCCAAAAAGCGCTTGACAGCCAAGCAGGCATAAACATCACACCTCAGCAGGCTGCCTTCCCTACCGAGCGTGTGCAGGCGGTAGTCAATGCGGCTTCTGTACCAGATATTGCAGAAGAAGTTATGATACGGCGAATGACAGCTCCGGCGCAGAACATCACCGAGAGTTTTTACAACGATTATGTTCAAAAAAACGTGAAGTTTCGTTCTGATGCAGGACTGGACTGCTACATCATTCGCAACGATCACGGCGGCTGCTGTAAGTGGTGTTCAAAGCTTGCAGGCAAATATCACTATCCCGAAGATGTTCCGAAAGACGTTTACCGCAGGCATGATAACTGCGGCTGTACTGTTACATACCTCAACGGCAGAAAGGCACAAAACGTGTGGAGCAAGACCAAGTGGAACGTTTCTGACGATGAATTTGAACGTATGAAAAAGGCTGGGGCCAGAGAGCCTGTGAGGCTTGACAAACGGGGTGGAAGTGGTATAATGAAGGAAAATAGCAGTATGGCTAAATTCATTCCTGCTGATACCATTGAAAATGCCAAGGAATATACACTAAAATTTGCCGACAAAGTTAACGTGAAAAATGTCAAAAATCTCAATTCACTTAATACGGTGAATGAAACATTAACTGACTTAACTGCAAAATACCCCGTTGATAAGTTACAAGATATAAATTGTTCGTCAACACTAAAAAAAGCAAACGCTCGAGCAAATGGTGGAGGCTTGGATATAAGCACTAAATATCTTAACGAACCACCAGCAATGGTTACCGATTGGAAAACAAGGAATGAGCAATTTGCCAAGCTTATTCCTGAATATCAAGCAGCAATAAGCAGTGGCAAATATAGTGCTGCACAGGTCAGAAAATTAAAGAAAGACCTTGCTCAAATAGAAGAAGGTATAAAATATAGCCGGTGGAGTATGTCAAGTACATTCAGTGGCACAAATGCGGTAAAAGCAACAGTAGCACATGAATATGGGCACATTATTGCAGATCAATATTTCGGACAAATTAACAGAGGTCTGTATTGTAAAAATTATGGTGATCCAAGAAGTGTGAAAATAAAAAGCATGGTTGATGATGCTTTTCGCAAGGCAAAGCAGACAGGCGATATTTATAGCATTTCGCAGTATGCAAGCACGGACAGTCACGAGTTTTTTGCAGAATGTTTTTGTGCACATTACCACGGAGAAGAATTTCCTGATTATATTGAGCAAATGTTAAAGGAGGCATTGACAAAATGAAACAATGTAAAAATTGCATTTCTTATGATGCTGAAATGGAAGCACTTCGTCAAAGCGGCGATGATGTTATTATTGTCGGGCATGAAAATGACGAAGAAAAAAATTATTGTTTGACATATCCAGAGGGCATACCGTTAGAAATAGCCAAAGACAGGTGTGCTTGTGAATTAAAAATTTCTAAAGAAGATTTTAAAAACAATAATGCTTGACCGCTCCGCTACGGCGAGGCGGTATTTTTATACCCAAAATCAGAAAGGACGGATATTATGGCACTTGACCTAGGTACAATATGGCAGCTGTGTAGAGCCAAGAATGATATTAAGAACATCAGAATGGAAATTCAGAAGATAAAGGATAATGCTGATTATGCTGCGGCACTGATACGCTGTGAAAGATCATTGAGTATAGTTTTATCCAATGCTGAAAAGGTCAAATCGACAAAGTAAATATCAAACCAAGCACCTTAACGGGTGCTTTTTTCATACACAAATTTAAGAAAGCGAGGTCAGAAAATGGACGAGAAAAAGAAACTCCCTGATGAGGAAGAGAAGAAAACTCCCGATACTCACGAGGAGAAAAAGGACGAGCCAAAGGCTGAGGAAAAGCCTGCGGACAAGGCAGATGAGAACTCTGCCGACAAGGAACAGCCTGCGGTGGACGATAGTCAGGCTGACGAGAACGGTG